TCAGAACAGGCTGGGGAAGAGCGTGGGGCCGCAACGCGCAGCCATCCACAGGAAGCCGGCCAGGCCCAGTACCACGCCCGCCACGCCCCAGGCGTCCGACGCCTCGAGCAGATCGTCCTCGTGCTGCGCCAGGCGGCGCGTGGCGTGCTGGTGGCGGATTTCGGCGCGGGCCTTGCGCCTTGATCGATCAGATTGCCGGTTCATGCTGCCTCCAGCGCGAATTGTGCGGCCTGAATGTCGAGAAGCCGCCCCCACTGCTCGGCCATCGCAGCGGCCATGCCGGGGAAGGTTTGTGAGCGGATACGTGACCGATCTTGCGCAGCGTTGCCCCAACCGGATTGACGATGGACTTTGCTCCATTGCTTGTGCTCGATGGATTCGGGACGTGGTGGCTGCAATTGGTTGGAAGGCGTGAGCTTCGGGAGGTTGATCAACTCAAGGCCGGTGGCCTTGAATGCCCGATCGCCAAACCACCAAGGCTGGACGAACTGAACAGGGCCGCGCCTCGTTCGCTCAATGGCGTGGCGATGCATCACCGGGTTCTCGATCGCCCTGCGTGGAATGGGGGCGTCTCGGCATGTACGATAGAATTCGCAAGCCGCATCGAGAGCACGCCAACCTTCAGGATCGCAACCGTTCACCTTCTTGCCGCCGATATACAGCCAGCGCACCCCGCTGTTGCAAAGGCGCGTGCATGGCGGATGCAGGACTGCGAGCAGATCCCAGCCATCACATAGGTGGTCGCGCAGATCGCCGCGAATATGACGGTTGCTGTTATCGTCAGACGGCTCGAGATCGCATGACCATGCGTCGAACCCCAGCGTCAGAAACGCGCGCCGCAAGACACCGCTGCGCTCGCAGCCGATAAGTACTCGCGCCATCACAGCTTGCTCCGGCAGATGGACCAGAGCCAGCCAGAGACCGCCAGGGCGAACAGCACCAGGAACTGGCCATCGGTAGGGTCCAGCCAGATCAACCAATAGCACATCGCGGCGGCGCCGAGCGCGCGCAGGGCCGGGATCAGGCAGGCGCGCAGGATCTTGCGAAAGCGCTTCATGCGTCGGTCTCCGGGCCATAGAGGGCGTCAAAATGCGGCTTCATGTCGATCCGCCACTGGCGAGCGGCGGCGAGGCGGGCCTTGCGATCCTTGGGATGCACCTGGCGTGCGCCGGTGCCCCGATCGGGCAGGGGACAGAGCGCATCGAAGCGGGCCTTGTTGGCCAGGCGCCAGGCGCGGGGATCGCGGGTGTCGTTCTGGGCGAGCGAGCCGTGATCATAGGGAAAGTGGGCGGGGGCGGCGCGCGGGGGCATCAGGCGGCCCTCCGTGCGGCGCGGCTGCCGCCGTGGAGCAACTGGCGCACGGGCACGCCGGCCTTGGTGCAATCGGGGCACCAGGCCTGTCCGTGCCGCGTGGTCCAGCCTGCCGGGGCGACGCCATCGGCAGAGTTGTGCTGCGTGCTGCATGAGCATTGGAAAACGGCAGGTGGGCGAAGGCGCATCGGGCGTTCCTTTCGGGCAAAGTTCGGCCGTCGCCGGAGACGAGGCCCGGCGGCGGGGAAGCGGGAATGTGGGGCGGTCAGGAAAAGGGGCAGCTCAGCCGGGAAGCTCCGGCGGGCTGGCGCTGTCGAACAGTTCGGGCTGCGCCGCATCGCGCGGGCGCATGATCTCGATGGCTTCCTGCCGGGTGACGGGCCGCATGGGCAGCGTTACGCGCGGGTTGGGGATGGCGCTGGGCGCGATGCCATAGTCATAGGTCTCGCTGGCCTTCCAGCTATGCCCGCAAAACAGGTTGGCGCACTGGTAATAGATGTCGCGGTGCGTCGGCGTGATCTCGCGGCTCGTGCGGCGCTGGCCCACCGTGTCGCAATGGGGGCAGCGCAGCCGGTCGTGCGAGCCGGCGTGAGCTGGTTGTGGCCAGGATCGGGCAGGGGCTGGGGGGCCATGGTCAATGCGCCTCCCGTTCCTGGCGATCGAGCGCGGCCAGGCCATCGGTGATCGCGGCCAACGCTTCCTCCCCTTCCTTGCGCGCGCGGCGCAGCGCGGCCGGGTCTTGCGGATGCATCGCGGCATCGAGCAGGGCGGCCACCGCCTCGCCGCTTTCCTTGGCAGCGGCAGCGGCAGCGCGCGTCATGTCCGCGGTGCCGTCGCTGGCGGCAATGTCCAACTGGAAGCTGTAGACGCGCAGGATCGGCGCATGGTCGCCCCCGGCCTCGATAAATGCGCGGTCGAGCCGCATGGCGTCGAGAATCGAAATCTCGCTATCGGCATCGGGATCGGACCACATGCGCACCAGGCGCCCGCTGCGGCCCACCAGCATGCCGCACTTGTCCCACCCGATGCGCGCGGCGATCACGGTGAGCGCCTGGTGCACGGTGAGAGGATCGCGTCGCTTGGTCATTTCCACAGCCGCCCACCGGGGGCGCTTGCGACGCCCCCGGCTTTAGCTACAGTCGGTGTTCCACCAACGACTGAAAGCTTATCGTAATGAGTGACGAAAATAATGGGGCCGAAGGCAGTGGGACCACTGCTCGTGTAGCGTTTGACCTGACGAATCGTATCCGTCATCTCGACAAGGTCACACAAGCCGCGACACTCACTCGCAAAGGATTTCTCGATTTGTATGCGGAATGCTATACGGCGGCGGAGGGTCAGCGGCGCATTAAACCCGATTAAAGGGTGACTGACCGAGCTGTCGTATCCTCCGAATGTGGCAGCTCGTGTCCGTCTAAAAAGTGGGAATACCTGGCGGCAAGCATTACGATATCGTCGTTGCTGGCGCCGAACGCCGACATAGAGCATCTGGTTTGAGCCAACCGCAATGCTTGCAGCCTGATGATATGTTCCCGTGATGGTCGCGAGACGAATGCCATATCTTCCAGTTTGAATACGATCCGCTGTAATCGGCTTATCACACGGAACATGCCGAAGCTCTGAAGCATCAGCACAAAGCAAAGAGCAGTCAGGCTCCACTCTTGGGGTGGCGGCGTCATAGGTCGTTCCCTTCTGTTGGGCCGCGCCGATCATGCCGCGCGCCCCTGCAAAGTGTTGTTCCGATTGAAAGAGACGCGTTGCGCACCCTCGTCTACGCCCTGCCAGGCAGGCGAGGGGCCAAGATCGGCCGGGTAGATATCGGGGCGCAACAGATGACGCGGAATACCAGTCGCGGCTTCGACGGTCAGGACATACTCGGCAGGCAGGCGCTTGGCGGTTTGCAGCCAACGCCAGACTGCTGGCTGGGTGACACTGCAGATGCGCGCCAGTTCGGACTGCGAACCAGCTACCTCTACAGCTGCATGAAGTGCCTCAAGGGGTTCCACTGTCGTGCTCATGTTGCACGGGGTATTACAAGATTTATGCTCAGTCAATTACTAGATTTAAGTGGCCTCCCATTAATTTGGTTATAGGGTTGGCGTGTGGCGACCTTGGGTGAACGCATCAAAGAGCGGCTGATTGCCGTGGGCCTTTCGCAGGCGGAACTGGCGCGCCGGATCGGCGTAACGCAGCCAGCGATCACTCATTTGATCAAGCGGGGGACAGGGGGGACAGCGCATCTACACAAGATTGCGCGCGAACTGGAAACGACGCCGGAATATCTAAATGGCGAAAGCGAGACTGCTGCCCTCCCGGATGGGGCGCAGTCGATCGCGGTCGATGTCGTACCGATAGATCCCGACCAGGTTGAGATCGATATGATCGACCTGGCCTTCGGCATGGGCGGAACTTTCATCGACACCGACCATATCAACATCGAGAAGGTCGGCTTCTCCCGCAAGTGGCTCCGCCAGTTCACCCAATCCGCGCCCAGCCAGCTTTTCACGACCAAAGGCATCGGCGATTCGATGCAACCCACGATCTCCGATCACGACATTGTGGTAGTCGACCGCTCCGACCGACGTCCCGAATTTGCGGACAAGATCTGGGCCATCGTCTTCGGCGGCGTGGGCATGATCAAGCGCCTCCGTCCTATGCCAGATGGGTCGGTTCAAATTAGCTCCGATAACCAGCTAGTAAGAGATGCCCGAGCTGTCGATGATGAACTACATATTATTGGTCGTGTAGTTGCTGTGGTACGAAAATTATGAATTTCGCAGAAACTTACAGCCATAAAATTTAAGCATTGATTGATATTATAATTAAAAATATGTGAGGTGGGAAAATGAGATACTCAAACATCGTCCATTTGAGTGACTTGCACCTGAGCAGTAATGAAACTGGAAGATATAACCAGGATCTAATTATCGACGCATTGATTGACGATTTAAAGATGGTCAGCGACAATCACTTGCGCCCAGACTGCATAATATTTTCGGGCGATATAGTTAATTCGGCAGATGATAATGAAATTTTTGAGGAAGCCGAATTAATACTGGAAGAGTTCGCGCGGGCTGCAGGGATTCAGCGCGACCGCGTCTTTTTATGCCCAGGAAATCATGATGCAAGCAGAAATGCTGTTGGACCCACGCTCCCTTCAATCAAGAAATATCGCAATTTGCGAAACATCGATGAAGTTAATGGCTTGTCAAAATCATCAGAATACGTCGCTCACGTTTCAAACGTATTTGCAAAATACTCAGCTTTGGCAAAAAATTTGGAAAATCTTATCTTGTGCACGAGGATGCTATAGTAAAACAGTATTATATTCGAGAAATGCAAACAGCGATTATTTCTGTGAATACGGCCACTTTGACAGGGTGTGGATTGACGGCAGATTTTTCAGATGAACGAAATCTTATTATACCTGAAATGTTGCTCCATAATGCATTGAAAAAAGTTCCTGCTGGTGCGCAAGTAATAGTGACAGGTCACCACCCACTGGGATATCTACAGGAATTAAATGAGCCACATATTTTGAGGATATTGGCAGAGAAAGCATCAGTCTATTTGTTTGGACACATGCATGAGCATTCACCTGTGGCAATGACAACGCCACTTGGTGAGTGCTATTTTGTGCAGGCTGGATCGTTATACTCAGGTCGGGATAGCTGGAATGGATATTCAATTATTTCCACAGTTCCTGGACAAAAGCATCATCGTGTCACTTACCGCAAATGGCATGAGGCGCGCCGCAAATTTGGTGTGGCAAGTGACCTCAGTGATGATGGGGTTGTGTTTAGTTCACCTGATTCAAAGATATTTTGGTCCTCAGTTACACCTAAACTGAATTTTAGCGCACTAAATAAATGGCGAGCCGACGTACTCATTCCATTTTTGGATGATCAATTTGGCGACGAATTTTCCGAGTTAATGGAAAATAGCAGATTTGTCGTTCCTGAGTTTGAGCGCGACCATTATATTGAAACACTTAATGGTCTTGACAAGGCCGCGAGACCTGAAATCGTGAGCTTCGATGAAGTTTGTCGCGGTGATCATAATTATGTCATAGCAGCTCCAAACGAATCAGGAAAAACGACATTAATTAGACGAATGGCAAAAAATCTCGCTGATTTGTTAGCCACAGCGCCAGATTGGTCTGTTCCTGTTGTATTTAAATTCAATGAAATTAGGAAGTATGTAAAATCTATTGAGAATATTGTCAAAACGAGAATTCCGTCATTGCCGGAGGGTGTCACGCACGCTTCGCTCCTTGAGTTAGGGCTAGTGACGATTTTTGTAGACGACGCAGATTTGAAAAGGACTAATATCAAAAATACCTTAGACGAATTTGTAAAAAAATATCCCCAATGCCGCTATATTTTTCTGACGAGTACAGTGTACTTGCAAGGTGCAGGAATAGAGCCAGTCGTTGTCGACGGGATACCGTTTAAGCATTTAAGGTTGAGAAAGCTCAAAAAGTCCCAGCTCCTCAGCCTTATCGAAAGCCATGGACATAAAGATCCAATGCAGGCTGATAGGCTTTTGCAGCGGATGACGCTTGAGGCGTCTAGTTTGAATGTGCCGATTACTCCGGTAACCGGAACGTTTCTGATTCAGATTTACACAGAAGATTCCTCGCAACCCCTCATAAATCGCGCCAACCTCGTCGAGAGATATATCGAAATATCTTTGGAAAAGTTTGGCCCACAGGATTTGCTACCTGGAAGTTTCGATTTTCATAATAAGTGTGACCTTTTAAGTTTTGTCGCCGAATATATGTGCCGAAATTTCGTCAAAGAAATCTCGGAATCTAAATTTCTATCTTTGATTGGCGAATATCTTGACGAATATGGCCTTGTATTTTCGCAGTTTGATCTTCTAAATTATTTCGTGGAAGCTAGAATTCTAGAAAGATTTGACGCGTCTATTTCATTTAGAATCGATGCATTCAAGGAATATTTTTCTGCAGTCAGAATGATTTCGAATGACGAATTTCGTGCGTTTGTTCAGGGATCTGAAAGATATCTAGCTTTCTGTAACGAAATTACTTTTTATGCTGCAATTTCTCGCAAAGATAAAAATTGGTTAGAGGAGTTGTATTCGAGGTTCGAAGAGTCATCAGATGCTTTTTGGCGAGACAAGCCTGAGGATATTCGATCTGGACTTTTGGTGGAAAGTTTCCAAATACCCAGTAAAAAAGCTAACGAGGACGAGTTATTTGCGGTTGAGCGCAAAGTTTTTAATTCGGCACTTGATGAGAAAGACCGGCGTGCGCTTTTGGACGATGATTCTGAAGATATATTGAGCTATTCTAGCGTTGAATCAGAAGAAAATTCTGATCCAGGGGCGGAATGGCTGGCGAATTTAACGTTATTAAGTTCGATGTTGAAGAATATGGAACTTATTCCGAACAGCCTGAAGGCGAAAATTCTCGAACGTGTTATTCATGGTTGGATTCAGTTTTTGGCTTTGACTATGGGCATAGTGCCCGCTCTGGCTAAGGATAAGAGGGCTAGTTTTGGTGGAATTGAATATTTAGTTTTGACATCTGGTAAGGATAATATTGCTAGTTTGGCAAATCATCTATTTATGTATGTCCCAATCGCAGCGGGTAAAGTTGCGACACAATACGTGGGAACTGAAAAGTTGCGAATGCAGCTCGAAACAGGAATCGGGAACGATATAAAAGTTCTCTCTGCTTCGCAGCAATTTATGAGAGCGACTATTTTGTCTCAATTGGGGGTAGATGGATTGCCCGATGTCGTCGAGAAAGCTGCTGGTATACTGAAAGATTATAACTATCTGAATGCCGCCTTCGTACGGATGCTTTATGAAGTAGTCATAAGGTTCAGATTGCCGGATGCTGATTTGTCGAAAATTCGCCTTGTAGCCGCTAATACCATTGCAGGAATTGAGGGGAAAACTGGTCAGCGCGCAGCTGCGCGAAAAGCTGAAATTATTAATCTACTCAGTAATAACAGGAGATCCATGAACTTAGGGAAGGGTTCTTCGGAATCTGTTTGAAATGGAGTTGGAGAAATTATTAGTATTGATTTTGTAAAATTTGGCTGGTAAAGAGATATTTATATGCGAGTTAGATTTTTTGATATCATGTGGCGGATGAAAGCGGCATAATTGCCACCATCAATTGTAATATGTGCGCTGATTTAATACATACTTTGCAGTGATAGCTTTGCGCTGAAACCATTGGCTCCGTGATGGTAATCTACGCTTGAAATCTTCCAGGCTTCCTTGTCGATGTGCGGCCGGAAGCCTGATAGCGTGACCTTCGCGCCAGGCACCGCCCGCGCATCGCCATAAGGCAAGGTAACATCTACCGTGGCCGAGACGCGGATCAAGCGGCCGGTTTCGGCCTGGGCAGCGGCATGGGCTGTCGCCTCGCTGGGATAGACCCGCTTGAGCCGGCGTCGGTTGCTTCCACCCGCCGTTACCGTCTTCCGCTGCCCAGCCTCCTGATCATGCCACTGCGCCTCGGCGCCATCATAGGCCTTTTCCCGTGCCGCGCGGCGCCAGGTGACGCTGCTGCATTGCTGGCGGGTGATGGTCAGGCTGGGCAGTTCCTTGCCGCCCGGTGTGGTGGTGGCGCCGCGTGGGGCGAGGATCAGGGCGCCGCCTTTGACTGTGGCCACGGCGTCGAACTGGCGGCCGAGATCGCGGATAAACTGCATGTCGCTCTTGTTGTGCTGCTCGGTGGCCGGGATGGTGTGGTCGGCCAGATCGGGGTGGCAGGCGGGGATGAGGGCGTTGTCGGCGGCGATGCGGGCGATGATCGCGCCCAGGGTCTGGCCCACCCAACTCCGTGTCTTGCGGGTGCGGTAGCTGCCTTTGAAGTCGGCGCTGTGGGCGGTGATCGTCACGCGGTCGGGCGGGCCGCTCCAGGTGAACTCGTCCACCACGAAGCTGCCCTTGTCGACCAGGCCGATTGGCACGCCTGTGCCACGCGACCAGCCCAGCCACACGGCGAGGCGCGCGCCCTGGCGCGGCGGGACGAAGGCGCCATCGGTATCGTGCACGACGATTTCCAGGCTGTCGGCCTCTTCGCCCAGCTTTTCGGAGAGGCGCAGGGAGAGCAGGCGCGGGGCGAGGATGGCGGTCAGGTCGTCCCCGTCGAGCGTGACGCGCCAGGCCGAGCGTGGCTGGCTGTAGGGCGATTGGGCGGTGGTCGGGACGCTCGCCATTACGCCACTCGCGTCAGTTCGAGGATGAAGTCGATCTTGCGGGCCTGGCCGGTGTCGATCAGGTTCGATCCGCCGTTGGCCAGGCGATCGATGGTATAAGTGCCAAGGATCGTGCCGGTGCCGTCCATCAGCGGCCAGGCCTCGCCCTCACTGGCCATTTCCGCCAGGGTTTCGATGGCCGAGGCGCTGCCGGCCAGCTCTGGCACCAGCGTGCCAGTGAGCGTCACCTTGTCATCGCCCACGCCCACGAACTGACTGGCGGCGGGCGCCAGGAAGCGATCGTCGCGCGCGTGGCGGAAGGCGCGGTCGCGCTCAATGCGGTCGGGCAGCATGGTCTGGCTGTCGAACACGAAGAGGCCAAGGGCAAAGAGCATGGTGTTCCTCGATTAGAAATCGTCGCCGTAATCACCACCGCCGCCGCCAAGCTTGCGCTTGACGATGTCGATCACGCGGCGGGCCAGATCTTCGGCGCTTTCGCCGGGCAGTTGATAGATGTTGAGCGTGAGGTTGAGAGGACCGGCGGCCGTGGGCGCAGCACCTGACCTGGCACCATCGGGTGCAGCGCCGGCCGACGCGCTTCCCATCGTTGGGCCGGTGAGCGCAAGGGCGCCCGCACCGGCCACGCGGGCTGCCATCCTGCCCATCGAGCGCAGTGGCTTTGCCGCACCGCTATCGATGCCGGCGCCAAGGCCGCTCGCGATATGGCCGCCCATTTCCATCATCAGGCGCGAGGGGGACTTGATGCCGAAGTAGTTCTTGAAGGCGGTCACCCCGCTGCGCGCCACCTGCAGCAGACGGGCCACCAGGCGCGAGGGATCGAGCATGGTGAGCAGCCCCTCCATCATCATGGCACCGATCGAGCGGAACCAAGCCGGGGCGCCAACCCACAGCGCCCTGATCGAAGCCCAGCCAGCGGAAAAGGCAGCCTTGATCCTGTCCCAGTTGGCATAGACGAGATAGGCCACCGCCGTGATGGCCGCGCCGATCACGATGGGCCACAGGCCGATGGCGCCGACGATCGGGGCGATCACCATGAACGCCGCGCGCACCATCATGAAGCCATTGCGCAGGGCCGCGAATGTGGAGAGGATCGAGCCGAAGCCGAACTGCAGCGCGCCCAACGCCGCCTTGCCGGCGATAAAGGCGGTGACCAGCGTCATCAGGCTGCGCGCGGTTTCCGGGTTGGCCTGGGCCCAGCGGGACACCGCCGAAACGCCGGCATTGATCTGGGCAAACAGGCGCGTCGCCGCCGGGAGCAGAGTGGCGCCCAGCGTGATCGCCAGATTGCTCATCGTGCCCTTGAAGCTTTCCCAGGCAACCGATGCGTCCTGCGCCTCGCGCTGGCGGAACGCCGCATCGACGGCGCCGCCGCTCTTGGCCAGATCGCCGCGGATCTTGCGATAGTCCTGCATGTTGAGGATCAGGGTGCGAAGGGCCGACTGGGCCTGCATATCCTCGACCACCAGGCCGAGTTTGGACAAGTCGCCGCCGGTGGCTTTCTGGGTGATTTCGGCCAGGGCCTCCATCGGGGTTTTGCCCTTGGCATAGGCGGCCTTAAGCGCGGCGGGCAGATCGACGCCGAAGTTCTTCTTGAAGGCGTTCTGCACCGTGGGCGAGTTGATCTTGGCGAGCAGGTTGGCGACGTTAGTGGCCGCTTCCTCGCTGGTGCCGGCGCCACGCCGGGCGATTTCGAGCGCGGCGGTCAGGTCGGCCACGGCGCCCAGGCCTGACTGGCCCAGCGCCTGGGCCTGTGCCGTCAGGCTGGGAAAGTAGCGGGCCATGTCCTTGACTTCGAAAGCACCGACATTGCCGCCCGCCGCCATGATATCGAGTGCCTTGCCGGTGTCCGACAGGCCCACTTTCAGGTTCTGGAGGTTGGCGGAGGCGGCGGCGGCGCCATCGGCAATGTCCACCTTCATCGCGGTGCCGAGGCGGCCGATCGGGCCGATCATCTGCATGGCTTCGCGCGGATCGATGCCGAAGCCCGACAACGCATCGACGCCCTGGCGCATGGCCTCGGGCATCTGGTGCGCCGCCTCGGCCGCGCGCAGGATGCCCTGGGCCATGGCGTCGGTCTGCGCCTGGGTGAGGTTGGCCTTTTGCGCGATGTCGACCATGCCGCTGCTGAAGTCCATCGCGGCCTTACCGGCGAGGACCAGCGGTGTGGCCAGGCCGGCGGCGCCCAGCATGTTGTCGGTGCCCGCGCTGCGCAGCTGCGCGCCGCGCTGGCCGATCGCGGCGGTGCGGGCATTGGCTTCGTTCAGGCGGCGCTGCTCGGCAATGCGCGTGTTGACGGCGCCAAGCTCGCGCTCCAGCTCGCGCTGCCGCTCGATCAGCGGATTGACATTGCCTGTGGCGTTGGCGAGCTCGCGCTCGACGTCCTTCATCGCGCCGCGCAGCCGGCCGGCCTCGCGCGTCATGCCCTTCAGGGCCTGGTCGCCGCTCTTGCCCAAGCCGATCAAGTTCTTGAGCGCACCGGACAGCTTGTCCTGGCCCAAGAACGACACGATCAGCGAAAGGCGGTTGTTGGCCACGCGGCTACTCCGATTTGTTCATGCGATTCCACGCGGTGACGGCGCGGCGGTGCCAGTCGAGCAAGTCGGCCAGGTCCATCGTGGCCAGGTCGGACAGCGGCCAGTGGAACACCGCCGCGATATCGGCGATCAGGGTTTCGACGGTCAGCCCGTCATCGCTGCCATCGCTTCGCGCTGCGCCTTGCTCAGAAAAAAACCGACCACCGTGCCGACCACTTCGGCGAAGTCGTCAGCCTCGAGGCTGTAGAATTCGTGCGCGGCGATGGCGGGCGTGGTGATGCGTGGGATCACCTTGGCAACGGCATCGACATCGGCCGCGACCAGATCGGTCAGCTTGGTGCCGCGCAGATCGCCGCCCCTGGGCTTGCGGATGGCGAGGCTGGCAATCGGGCCGCCCTCGCGCGTGATGGGCTGGGCGAGGGGGACGACGACGGAGGTGGGCGCGGGTGCGGTAGTGGTTTCGGTCATGGTGGGCGATCCTGGATAAGACGCGGTCTGGTGAAGGCCCCTGCCGGCAGGACCGCCTTTCTGCCGGCAGGGGGCCGGGCGCGAGAGGGGCGCCCGGATTTGGATAGGGATCAGCGGCCGAGCGCGGCGCGGATTTCGGCGTAGCGATCGACGCCCATGACGGTGAAAATCATGTTGATCAGGTCGATCTCGATCCAATCGACGCCATCGACGATCAGGCGGTAATAGCTGCACGCCACCTTGTATTTGTGGGTTGTGTTGTCGCCGACCTTGCCATTCCCAAAGTCGATTTCAGTGTAGCGGCCCATGCATACAACTTCGACCGAGCGCACGGCGCCGGTGTAATCGTCCTGATAGGCACCGACGAAGCGGACCAGGCTGGCAGCGAGTGAGGTGGCGCCGAACTGGGCCAGCGCCGCCTGGATCAGGCCGCCCATGGAAAACTCGAACTCGAGCTTGTCGAGGCCCATGTCGATCGGCACCGGGCCGATCATGCCGCCGCCGCGCCAGTCCTCGGTCTTGATCACAAGCTTGGGCACGGTGACCTCCTCGGTTTCGGCGAGGTGGCCGACGCCGTCGAGCAGCATGTCCATCTGCTTCAGCTTGAAGGGGAAACCCATGGCAATGCTCCTTTACGAGGCCAGCTGGCTGGCGAAGTCGGCGTAATACCGGTCGGTCACGCGCTGGTTGAGGCTGAGGCCCTCGAGCGGGGCGACGCCGGTGAAGTCGTAGTCGATCACCGCTTGGCCACCGGCGAGCTGCTCGGTGGAGTTGAGCGCGGGATCGTACCAGGTCTTGGCGCCGATCAGCCGGCTGGCGGTGACGTAGGAGCGCAGCTTGGCGTTGATCGTTTCGATCGTGTCTTTGACCAGCATGACCGTCATCGGCTTGTCGGCTGCCCAGGCCAGGCCCTGCTCGATCTCGTCGGCGATCACCTGCGAGGTGCGCACCACGCTTTCGAAGGCATAGAGCGGTTCGTCCGAACAGGTGCGGTTGCCCCAGTAGCGATAGCCGCCGCCGAAGCGCACCAGCGTGGTAATGCCCGCCGCGTTGAGCAGGGCGGCATCGGTATCAGTGCTGTTCAAGGCAAAGCTCACATCCTGCTCAATTCCGGTCACCCCGGTTACGGTTACGTTGGAGATCGTCTTGTGCCAGCCCGTGTCGGCATCGATCTGGGCGCGCAGGCCCATGGCGCGGGCCACGGCATCGCCGGCAAAGCTGCTCGACCAGTTGGGCCAGATCATCATCATTTCGCGCTCGCCGAAATTCTCGCGATAGGTGAGCGCCTCGGCCACCGTCTCGCCTTCGCCAGCGAAATAGAGGAAGCCGCGCAGCTTCTTGGCCACGCCGGCAAAGTGCGCGGTGACCGCCTCGCTATCGAGCGCCGGGGCGCCCAGTATGCGCGGGCGCACCTGCAATTCGGCCTCGGCGGTGATCAGCTTGTCGATCCCGGCGATAGTCAGCGCATCCTGCGCCTGGGCATCGGCGCCAACACCCACGCGCACCAGTACGATCACGGGGCTCGATACGTCGGCGATCGCATCGAGCGCGGCGGGCAGGGTGCCGGTGGCGCCGATGGTGGCGAGCGCCTTGCGCACGTCGGTAATCAGCACGCGGCCATTGAGCGGGAAATCATCGGCCGGGGCATCGGGCGCGGTGCCGACAATGCCGATCACGGCGGTGGACTGGGAGACAATCGCGCGACTGCCCTGGGTAAGGAAATTGGTCTTGATGCCGTGCATGGGTGGCTCCTGATCAGGCGGCGCGGATGGACAAGCGGTTGAGGGGGATGGTCAGGCGGGTGAGGGCATTGGCGAGGGTGCCAGCTTTGGTGCCGGTGATTTCGGCCACGGCCTGGCCCGAGGCGAGCTCGCCCGAGATGGTGACCTGGCGCACGACGATGCGCGGCTCCCACCTGGCGAGCGCAAGGGCGATGCCCATCGACGCAAGCAGCGTGGTGGCGCGGTTCAAGGGGCGATCGACCACGTCGGCGAGAATGCAGCCGTAGTCGCGGCGCATCGTGCGGGTGCCGAGCGGGGTGCTGATGATGTCCTCGCACGACTGTTCGAGGTGGTCGTCGCCGGAAAGCGGCTCGCCGGTGGCGCGGTTCATGCCGGTAAGGCTGGTCATAGCGGCGTTCCGCTCTGCGCGCTGCCGGCCTGCACCTGTCCGTGCTTGTGCGATTTGAGGCTGATGCCGGCAGCGGTCACGTCTTCGCCCGCCTCGACTTTACCCGACACGGTGAGATCGCCGGTCAGCGCGACCTTGCCGCCATCGGGCATAGCCAACGCCAGGGTATGGCTCTCAGGATCGTAGGACAGCACGGCGCCATCCTTGAACTGGATCAGCGGCATCGCGCTGTTGCCCGGCACGGGAAAGGCATTGCAGGCAATGCCGCCGATAGCGATGGCGGCGCCGATCTCGCCCGCCGGGCACAGCACCAGCACCTGCTCGCCAATTGCCGGCGGGCACCACACGCGGGTTTCGCCCATGCGCGGGGCGGCCCAGCGGATCGGGCCGGTCTGTAGATCCTCGTCGATCTCCACCACGCATTTGCCGGCAGCATGATCGACCGAGACCACGCGTCCAAAGCGGATCAGTTCGTCGGGATCAGTCAGGGTGCTTTCGGGCGTTCGCATGGATTGCATCAGCCACGCCGCGCGGCCGGGAGCCATGGGGGCCGATTGTAGGGGCGCCGCTCACAACGCGCGCGGGTGGCAGAGTGGCCGGGCCAGCGGCAAGCCCATGGACATGGCCGACAGCACCACCGCAATCGATCTATCGCAATTGCCCGCGCCCACCGTGGTCGAGCAGATGTCCTACGAGGACATCCGCGCTGCTGCCGTGGCCAAGCTGCGCGAGGATCTACCCACGTTCGACGCTACGGTGTTGAGCGATCCGGCGGTGAAAGTGCTCGAGGTGTTCGCCTATCGCGAGATGCTGATCCGCCAGACATTCAACGAGCGCGCGCGCCAGGTCATGCTGGCCTATGCTACCGGCAGCAACCTCGACCAGCTGGGCGCGCTGCTCAACGTCGCGCGCCTGCCCGACGAACTGGACGATGCTTACAAGGGGCGAATCCAGCTAGCGCCCGAAGCCTTTTCCGTGGCCGGGCCGGCCAGCGCCTATCGCTATTATGCGCTTTCGGCCGCCGGCACGATTGCCGACGCCAGCGTCACCAGCCCCCGGCCAGATGACATCCGCGCGATGGTCCTGGGCGTGCTGGCCGACCATGGCGCCGACGCGGGCCTGGTGGCGGACATGACCGCCGCGCTCGATGGTGCGACCTGGCCGGGCACCGTGCTCGTCGCCTTGCTATCCAGCCTGGGCGATGGTTCGGCCAGCGACGATGAAATCGAGGCAGTTGAACTGGCCATCGCCGCCGACGAGGATGTGCGGCCCGTCACCGATCTGCCCCAGGTGCAATCGGCCGAGATCGTCGATTACGAAATCGATATCGATCTGACGCTTTTTACTGGCCCCGACGAGACGGTGGTGCTCGCCGCAGCGCAAGCCGGGGTCGAGGCCTACAAGACCGCCTCGCGCAAGATGGGTCGCTCGATCACCCGCGCCGGGCTCTATGCCGCCGCCGTGGTCGCGGGGGTGCAGAATGCCCTGATCAACAAGCCGGCCGACGATGTGGCGGTGGGCAAGCTGCAATGCGCCAATTGCGTCGGCACTGCCGTGAGGATCGCCGGCCGTGTCGAGTGATAGCCTGCTCCCACCCAATTCCACCCCGTTGGAAGTCGCGCTCGCGCGCCTGGGGCTGCGGTTCCACGACATCGACCTGCCGATTGAGCGGCTGTGGAACCCGGCGACCTGCCCGATTGCCGTGCTGCCGTGGCTGGCCTGGTCGCTGTCGGTCGACAAGTGGGATGCCGAGTGGTCCGAAGAGGAAAAGCGCGCGGTGACGGCGAGTGCGATCGAGGATCAGCGCCGCAAGGGCAGCGTCACGGCGGTCAAGACCGCGCTGGCCGGGATCGATAGCCTGCTGACCCTGGTGGAGTGGCACCAGACCGCACCGCGCGGCGTGCCGCACACCTTTGCCGTGCATCTGCCGGCGATCGGCGCCGATGGCGTCGCTGGTGGCGCGCGCGTGTCTGCTGCCACCACCGCGCAGATCATTGCCGATGTCGTCCGCGTCTCCCCCGCGCGCAGCCACTTCGACGTCGTGATCGACCTGGCCGTGGCCGGCGCCGCCGCAGCCACCGCCGCCGCGCACGCCGCGCTCTACCGTCGCGCAAGCGCAGGGCCTGACACCAGCGGCACCGATTGGGCTGCGCTGATCACGGATGAGATCGGCGAACCGCTTACCGACGATGCTGGTCAATTTATCGATGGGAGTGCCTGATGACCGCGCTTGTCCTGCAAATCACTGATGCCGGCCGCGCGGCCATGGTCGATCCAGCCGGTGGCACGCGCACCGTGCACATCGTCGAAGCCGGGCTGACCCAAGCGGCGTTTGTGGCCGCGCCGACGCTCGAAGCGCTGCCCGGCGAATTCAAGCGGATCGATACGGTTTCCGGCCTCGCCGTGGTACCGGACACCGTGCACCTCACGCTGCGTGACAGCGGCACCGATAGCTATGCCGTGCGCGGCATTGCCCTCTACCTCGATGATGGCACGCTGTTTGCCGTCTTTGGCCAGCCCGACGCGATCCTCGAGAAGGCCGCAGCCGCGACGTTCTACCTGGCGATCGATTGGACACTCGCGGCCGCCGATGTAGCCGCGATCACGTTCGGCGACACGAGCTTTCTCAATCCCCCGGCCACCGAAACGGTTTCCGGCGTGGCCCAGCTGGCAACCATTGCCGAGGCGCGGGCCGGTGCGGTGGGCGACAAGATCATCACGCCCGCCGTGATGGCCGAAGTCCTGGCCGGCTATGTCAATGCAGCCCAGCTCGGCGCAGCCAGCGGCGTGGCCACGCTCGGCGCCGATGGCAAGCTTGCCGTCGATCAGCGCCCGGCGATCGACCTGATCGACGTGTGGCCGGTGGCTGACCAGGCCGCGATGCTCGCCAAGGCTGACGCGACGGTGGGCGACTTCGCCGTACGTGCCGATTCTGGGTTGGTCTATGTGCTGCAGGCCCTGCCGCCCAGCACGCTGGCCAACTGGCTCGAGATCACCACGCCATCGCCGGTGGGATCGGTCAACGGCAAGGTCGGTGCCGTCGTGCTCTCATCTGGCGACGTCGGCGCGGTGCCCAGTGGGCGCAAGGTCCAGACCGGCGGAGGCCTGCTGTCGGGTGGCGGCACGCTAGCGGGCGATCTCACCCTCACGCTCAACCCAGCCAGTGCTACCGAGGCGGCGGCCGGCGTGGCGGGTGATAAGGTGGTTACCCCGGCGAGCCTCGCCACGATCCTCGCCACCCTAGCCGCCAAGGCCAATGGCGCTGCAACCGTCTCGGCCGGCGGCCTGCTGACCGGCGGCGGTGTGCTCGCCGGCAATCCCACGATCAACCTGGCAGCGGCCAGTGCGGCCGAGATCCTGGCGGGCAACGAAGGTGGCAAGGCAGTCACGCCCGCCGGCCTGGCTGGCCTGCCCAAGAGCCTGACACCCAATGGCTATTGGACGCTGCCCGGTGGGCTCAAGCTGATGTGGGTGCAGGTGCGCCAGGTGGTTACTACCGAGCGTGTGCTCACCGTCGCTTACCCCGACAGCTTCGCCGCGTTCGTCGTCCCCATTTCGCTGACCGGGTGGAACACCGTCTTCTCGATCAGCCGCGATCTGTGGTGCCAATTCGTCGGCGACCCTGGCCTCTCCAGTTGCACGATTCAGACCCAGTCCGACGACGGCCAAGACATGCGCCTCGACGGCTTCAACGCATTTTTCCTGGGGGTGTGATGTCCCACATCTACTACAGCGCCGCGCGTGGCGGCTTTTTTCACGCCGCCAACCACCCAGTGCTGCCCGATGACGCGGTGCGTATTTCGCGTCTGCGCCATCGCCAGCTGATGGACGCGCAGTCCCAGGGCCGCCAGATCGTGCCGAACGACGCGGGGCGCCCTGTCCTGGCGCCGGTGGTGCCACCCAGCATCGAGCAGCTGCGCGTGCGGGCGAGTGCCGCGGTCAATGCCGAGGCCGCGCGCCGGATCAAAGCCATCGCTACGATCGAACGGCAGACCAACGACAACGCAGTGATCGCCCAGGCCGCCCTGGCCGCCGCCACCGGCGCCCCGGCGCCGGCAGGCCTGGCCGAAGCGCTCGCCCGCCGTGCCGCGATCGACGCCATCCGCGCGGCGTCCAACCGCATCGCCGCCGTGATCGCGCAGATGCCGGCGGCCAACCTCATCGATTTTGACGCCACGGCCGAGCGGCTGTGGGTGGAGGGCTGATCTATGGCCAAGATTTCCGACCTGCCCAAAGTCGTCGCACCAGATGGTGCCGAAACCGTGGTGGTGCTCAAGGATGGTGAGGCCAAGCGCGTTGATCTGGCGCCGCTGGTGGAGGCCGGCGCCGCGCCGGTTCTGGCCGAGGCGGGCAACTTGCGCGATGAAGCAGCGGATGCGGCGGACCTGGCTGGCCGCTACGCCAATGCGGCAACCGACGCGGATATCCCCGGTGCACCTGCCGGTGCGCGCGGGGCCTATTACTGGACGCTGGTCGCGCAAAACCTACTTGCCAGCCTGCAGGCAACAGCCACCGACAACGCTGCTGCCGTTGCCCTGCTGCGGCAGATCGCGACGCAAACGATCGGCCGCCCGGTCGCGCCAATTGCCGGCGCAGCCACCACCTATCCCGTGACGATGCGCGATGCTGCCCTGCAGGCCGGCACCATCGAAACCATTCCGCTCTATGTGCGCGGCGCAGGGCCCCTGCAATTGACCCTCTACACGGTGAGCGGCCCGCTGCTCACGCGCGTGGCGACGTACACGGCCAACCTGACCAGCGCCGAAGCAGGCACGAACGTCAATCTAACGCCCGCACGCTTCGGTGTGTCTTCGATCCCGATCGCGGCCGGCCAGGTGGCGCAGGTCTATGGTCCCAACGTCCTGGCCGTAACCGCTACGGTTGCCGATGGCACGGGCTGGTCGACCACCGGCGGAGCAGGCGCGGCGACGATCACGAACCCGGTGTGGAGCACAAGCGCGCGCGTCGAGCTGGGGCTCAATATCAAGTACACGACACAGCCAGTAACGGCGGCTGCGTTCAATGCTCTACAGACCAGCGTGGCGGCGCTGTCGAGTTTGCAGGCCTACCGCTGCGGACAATGCGGCAGCGGTTGGTCTGCTGCGGCAGGTCGCCTATCAGACGATCGGGCGCACCGTGCCACCTATCGATGGCACTGCGGTCTCCCAGCCTGGCGTGCTGCTGCGCGACCAGGTGCCAGTTGATTGCGAACTCGACAGCCTGCCGGTGTTCGTCAAGGCAGCGACTACTTTCAGCCTCTATCGTTATGCGCTCCTGGCCGGGGTCTATACGCGGGTCAACACTGGCTATGTTGCGACTTTCACCAGTGCCGAAGTCGGCACTGTCGTTACGCTCAACGCCGCGCGGTTCGGGGTTGCATCACTGCCATTCAAGGCGGGCGAGTTTATCCAGTTGTCAGGGTCCGGCGCATGGCCGGTAACTGCCGTTGCGGCCGATGGCGCGGGATGGTCAACCAGCGCGGGGCTCGGCGCCACGACCATCACCAATCCGGTCTGGTCGACGGGTGCACGGCTCGAACTGGGCATTACCTTCAAATACACGACGCAGCCGGTAACGGCGGTGGCGTTCAATGCCCTGCAGGCCACGGTTTCGGCCAACGCACTGGCGGTCGCATCGCTGCAGGCGGCGGTGACCAGCAACGCCGCGGCGATTGCCAAGCTGCAGAAAGCAATGGTCCAGCGCATCGGCCGCACCGGCACGCCCACGGCGGGCACGGGCGTTGCCAATGCCGCAGGCGTTCTTCTGCGCGATGCGACCGGGCAGGATTGCGCATTTGGCAAGCTGCTGATCAAGCCGGCGGGCAGCGGCGCGTTCAAGATGACGCGCTATCTGCCCAACGGCACGACGTTGAACCGGTTGGCGACTTACACCGCCACGATCGATGCGGCCGAAGTCGGCACCGATGTGGTGCTCACGCCCGCGCGCTTTGGCCAGACGGCGATCAATCTGGTGGCCGGAGAGATTCTGCAGATCCCTGGCACCGGGTTTCTGCCGCTGACCGCCGGGGTGGCGGCTGACGGCACGGGCTGGTCCACCACTGGGGGGCTTGCTGCCGCATCGATCGCCAATCCTGCTTGGTCGACGGCGGTGCGGCTCGAGGTTGCCGTGGAATTCAATTACACCAGCCAACCGGTCACAGCCGATGCGGTGCTGGATCTGCAGGCCAAGGTGGCAGCGCTCGCACCGGCACCCGACCCGACGCTTTGGGCAGCGTCGGCGGAAATCCCGCATTTCATCATCTATGGGCAGAGCGTTTCGTTGTCCCAGACCGAGCGTGTGAACAATGCCGCCGCGCTCGATTACGCGCTGCGCTATGCCGGTGGTGTGCGCAGCCAGGATGGCGGCACCGATCCTGCCACCATCCACGCGTCTCTGACCGGACTGCGAGAGCAATCCAATGCCCCCAACGCCGAAAGCCCGGCGTCGGGCATGGCGCGGATGCTACGGCAGCTTTACGCGGCCGATGGCGTCGACGTGTCGGCCTGGAACCGCAAATGGCTTTTCTCGGCGCCCGGCCAGGGTGCGACGGCAGCGGCGGGGCTGGCGCCGGGTAGTGGGCCGTTCACGCGGCTACTCAACGACATCAGCTATGGCCCAGCTGCAGCCGCAGCCTATGGCAAGCCGACGATCGCCACGCAGATGATCTGTCTTGAGCAGGGGCAGGAGGATTACGGCAACAACACCGCGCCAGCGGCCTGGGCGGCGACGATCGAGAGCATTCGGGCGGCCGCACAGGCCCAGGCCAGGATTACCGCAAATCAGCCCGATCTGGTCCTGCCGATGATCCTGACGCAGATCAGCAGCCACCTGGCTTATGGCCGGGCTTATCCCGGCATTGCCCTGCAGCAGGCCGCGCTGCACGATAACCCTTACTATTGCATCGCTTGCCCCGAATATCCCCTGCCGCCCCACACGGCCTCGCCACCGCACCTGGCGGCCAACGGGGTGGAATGGATGGGCGCCTATTGGGCGGTGGCACATTACAACTGGATCGAGCGAGGCAAGAAGGCTGCCGCCATGAAACCGACCAAGGTTGTCCGCATGGGCAACAGCCTGCTCGCCACCTATCCGGTCGCGCGTGGGCGTTATCTGGTGAAGGACGACACCATCGCTGGGGGGCTGCAGACCAATCTGGGCTATTCCCTGGTGGATGCCGCCGGCAATTCCGTCCCGATCAGCAATGCTCGGATCGTCGGCCGCAACCAGATCGCTGTGGACTTTGCCAGTGCCTGGGCGGCGGGCTGGATACTGCGCTACGGCTTTGCCGACAGCAGCGGCGGCGCCGTGTTCGGTAAGGGCAATATCCGCGACAATGCCGGCGATGCCCTGATCTACGCCGGCTCGGCCAATTTGGGCAATGTGCCCATGCACAACTGGGCGTTGCACAGCGAAACGCCGGTCACCTGACGACATCGGGTAAGCCCCGCCTCTACCCCGCCACCCGGTCCCTCACGCGCGCGATAGCCTTACGACAGGCCATCGCGCGCTTGTTGTAAGACCCTTTCGCACAGTCGTGCACCGATTCATTCCCGCGCGCGTGCTGGCATGGCGGGCTCTCTCCCTTCCGAGAGGTGTCCACCATGATCGACGTTCGGCGGCTCCAGGCCGCTCTGGCCCAGGCCGGCTATGCCCCCGGCCCACTTGATGGCGCATGGGGGCCATCCACCTGCACGGCGCTGCTGGCGCATCAGGCGCAGCGCCAGCCTGACGCCATGCTGCGCGCGCTTGGCCGTGCGGCTGCTGTCGAATTGCCCCGGTATGGCATCACTAATAATCCCGCGCGCCTGGCCGAATGGCTGGCGCAGACCGGCAATGAGACCGGCGGCTATACCCGCTTCGAAGAAAACCTGCGCTATTCCGCGCGGCGCCTGCTGGAAATCTGGCCCTCGCGGTTCAAGACGCTGGCCCAGGCACTGCCCTACGCCTGGGATCCGACCGACCCAGACCGGGAAGACGTCGCACTGGCCAACCTGGTCTATGGCGCGCGCATGGGCAACCAGGCCAACGGCACCTCCGACAGCGATGGCTGGCTCTATCGCGGCGGAGGGTTGATCCAGCACACCGGCAAGACTGAATTCGACACGCTGTTTGCGCGCCTCGGCGTAACGGCCGATCAGATCCACGGCGGCGACGCGGGAGCGATGGTGCGCGCGGCGTGCGACTATTGGGATCGCGTCAGCGCCAATGTCTATTGCGACCGTGGCGATTTTGTCGGCCTGCGCGGATTGGTGAATGCTGGCGACCCGAAACTGAAGCCTGAAAAGATCATCGGGCTTCAAGAAGTTGCCCGGCGCCGGGCTCGTAGCCTGGGCGTGCTGGCAGGTGTGGCATGACTGGCCTGCGCGCGATCCTTGCCCGCTGGGCTGCCGGCCTGGTGTTGGTCACCGCGCTGGCCTTTGCCGCGATGACGGCGGCGGCCAACCATTATCGCCAGGCCGCCCGTGCGGAAGCGATCGGCCGTGCCGCCGATCGCGCCGGCTATATCGCGGCCCAAGCCGAAGCAACCCGCCTCGCAGCCGAGGCGATCCATCACCAAGAAGCGGTTTATCGGATGAAAGCCGCGCAACAGGACCAAGCCAATGAAACCGAACTTGCTCAAGCTCGCGCTGCTGGCGCTGCCTATGCTGTCACTCACCGCATGCAGCCCCAAGCCGCTGCGAGTGCAGGCGGCCCAGCCCTTGCCGCCGCCACGGGTGACGGTGCCGGCCTTCGCGCGGAAATGCCCACCGCTGGTGTCGTGGTATCCGAACAGGACGTGCAAGCCTGCAGCGAAGTGACCGCCTATGCGCTCACTTTGCGGGATTGGGCGCTGGGGCTGGATGATCCGCAGCCCGCGCCATAGGACTGGCGCCAGTCCCGCTCGCCCTTAATGCACGCCGCGAATCTCGTTGCGGGCGGCCTCGGCCAGGAATGCGCTGCGGGTCAGGCGCCGTGCGGCGGCGGCGGCATCGATGGCATCGAGCATGCCACGGTCGAGCGACACGTTGACGCGCACCGGCTTTCCCGTGGTGTGCATGTAGGGCACGGCCATCAGGAAAGCGCCTTCGGCCAGATCGTCGGCCACTTCGGCCTTGATCGCTTCCATGCTGCGCGGCTCTGCCAAGGGCTGATCCTCAAACCAAAGCTCGAGGGCCTCAACGGCCTGGGGCAGCACCTCGGCCAGGGTATCGGCTGTGGAAAAGCAGCCGGGCAGATCGGGGAACGTCACCCCCCAGGCGCTGTCTTCGTCCTTGTGGACCAGGGCAATAAAGGTTTTCATCGTCTCATTCCGCGAGGTAGCTTCAAGCCGGCCTGCATGCCTCGCTGATTGCTGTAAAGCGTTTAAGAATTTTGGGTCATAGTTAAGAGTGCGGTCAAAAAGTGGTCTCGCCAAGGCTACACAAGCCTCGGCGAGACCTTAACTTTATTTATCGTTTGCGCCAGTGAGCGCGAACGAATTCTTTGCGGCCAAAACGAACGCGCAAATACGATCGGATGTGGATCATACCACAGCCTCCCTACAACCAGGGGTTGTGCCCGGAAGGCAATCGTGCGACGCTCTACTTGCTAGAGAGGAGCTCGCGACGGCATGCCGTCCGGACTTTTCAGGAAAGGGCCGCTCCTTTTGGGGCGGTCCTTTTTCTATTCCGGCAATTCTCCGGATCCTCAAATCTCTCGTTCGTCCCTCCTGTCGCTACGCGTGGTCAATAAGCTGGATTCGAACCCCCAGGCTTGTTGACACTAGTCGTTATCTGCAACCTCTGCCTTACCAGCTGAGGTTCAGCATTATCTGACGGATCATGTCAGATGCACAAGGGAAGAACGCGCGAGTGCGTCGAAAATTCCTAATTAGCGCTTTTTGCGCGAAAAATTGGGCTCTCCGTCAAAGCAAGCTTTTGAAAAATATATGTCAACAGATTTCTGCTATCTAGTTAGCGCTCTTCGCGCTGATGCTACTTTCCTGAATCAGCATCACATCCGCTTCGCTCAAGCCCAGCAGACGGCGCGCGGCATAGCGCACGCGGATGGAATTGCGGATACGCGGATCGACAGGCGCTTCCTCGCCGAAGTGGTGCACCTCGGCGGTACGCTGGATCAGGGGGCGGAAGCTCACCACCACTTCATCGGTGCGGGCAACGCCTCGCAGGTTGCGCGCCAAGGCGGCCTTCGGAAACATGCGGGCCTTGCGCTTGCGCAGGCGCCCGCGTCGGTCCCGCTGGCTTTTGCGCGGTTCCATGGGCGAACCATCGGGTTGCACATTGTCGCGGATTCGCTTGGCGTTGCGGTCGCGCAGGGCCTTGGCCAGCTTGCGTGTGAGCTTGCGGCGTTCGGCCGGCTTGAGGCGTTGGAGATAGCCTTCCAGCCAGGGCGCCAGGTGGTCGAGGCCGCCGTCTGCCATTGGCCTCAATCCAGATTGCGGGGGGCGACCTGCTGGCCATCGACCCAGATCGAGGTGAGGCCGGGGCCGATCTGGCTGATATCGGGGATCAGCGGCACCGCCTGGGCGACGGTGGCGAGGTTCCAGCGCCCGGCATCGCCAGGGCTGGCCGTCACCGCTTCGTTGAGCGACAGCGTGATCTGCACGTCCACGGTGTTGGCATCGAGCACGTCGACTTCGAAGGGGATGCCCTCGGCGCCGCTGGCGAGCAGATCGGGCTGCTGGGCGCGCAGCCATTCGCACACGGTGAACATGATCACATCGGGATTGCCGGCATAACCGCTGATCAGCACGATCAGGTCATATTCCCAGGCAAAGCCGCGCTGCGCACCCTGGCGCGCGATCACTTTGCCCTTTTCCACCCACATGGCCAGGCGATCGGGATCGCGGCCGAGCTCGGGCAAGAGCGCGGTGATCGCCGCGCGCAGGAGATCTGGCTTTTTCACCGCGACGCGCCGGTGCGGCGATGCGCGCGCAGCTGCAGGTGGTGGGGTACAGCCAAAGCGGCCGCAACGGCCGCGCCAGCGAGGCTGGCGAGCGTGATCGCGCCGAGCAGGATATCACCCATTGCCGATCTCCCCGCCGGCAGGCTCGGGAAGCCCCAAGCGCTTGCGGAACAGCCACGCCGCACCATCGAGCAATAGGGCAAAGCCGACCATGCCCTGCGCCATGGCGATCAGGACTGCCACCACGGGATCGAGGTGGTAGAAGCTGACCAGCACCACCGACACGGTGGCGAAGGCGGGCAGGGCCGAGACTTCGCCGATCGCCACATAGCGGCGGCGCCGATGCCAGTGTTCGGCCAGCGCGGGATCGACCGGCGGATCGCCTGCCAGGCCATAGAGGCGCAGGCCGAGCTTGGCCGCGACCACGGTGGCGGCGGCAAACAGGCTGGCTAGCCACCAGAAAAAGAAATCGCGCCAGTCGGCCATGGTGTCAGTCCCAATAGTTGGTGGTGTCGAGCGTGGTGGTTGCGTGGGTTGCCGGAGGATCGGGCAGGATGACCGTCGTGCCCTCGGCGATCTGTGCGGAAAGCGAGAGGCCAGGGTTGAGATCGAGCGCCGCCTCGACCACCCCGCCGGCCGTGGTGCCGAGCACCCGCCAGCACACGGCATCTAGCATTTCGCCCTGCTGTGCGGTGGCGGTGGTGGTCATTCGGACGACTTACCCGGATCGATGACGTGCACGGTACCCAGCGCAAAGTTATAGATCGCTTCGGCGGCATCGATCAGTTGCACATAGCTACAGCCATGCGTGCGCGCGGCGATGGCCTGTTCGATTGCCCAGCGCCGCATGCGGATCTCCGGCAGATCAAGATAACCCCGTTCGCTTTGCGGTGGCGGTGGCGTCTGCGGACATGGGGCGGTTTTGGGTTGGCCTCGAAACATAGCGATTCCTTTCAGATCAACTCGATCGCCACGCGCGTGGTGCCGATGAGATCGCGGACCGCCTCGGTGACCATCCGGCGGTAATCGGCCGCGGTGAGTTTCTCGTCGTCGGCGCGGGCCTGGCCGTGAGTGGTGGCGGTCACGTCGCGGTGGGTTTCGGCCAGTTCGGCGGCAGCCGCGCAGCGCACCGCGCGGGTATAGAGCACCACGGCGCGCGGCTTGCCGCCGATGGTGCGGGCGGGTTCCACCTCGGCCAGGCTGGCGCAGCCTTCGGCCTCGCGCGCGGCCCGCCAGATGGCCAGTTCGCCTTCCACGGTGAGCAATCCACCTTCCAGTGCGCCGAGCAGGCGGGCGTGGGTGACCAATTCGCCCAGGCGCAGGGCATCGCGCATGGCGTTGCAGTCGATGTCCGGCCACCAACCATCGCCCGGCATGGTCGAGCCGGGCGGTGAGACGGGATCGGGTGGGACGCTGACAAAGCTCATGAGCGCAGGCTTTCGAAGGGGGTGGGGGGTGAGGGCGCGGGCGAGGGGAGCGGATGCTTCCCCGACCGTTCCCGCCCCCCGGCGCGGGTGGCGCAGCTGGTGAAGGCGGGTCAGTCGTTAGCGGCGGGCAGCTTCTTGAGCTCGGCGGTGAGCCGCTCGATGATCTTCTTCACGCCCGCGCTCTGGTCGAGCTCGAGCGCGCGGCCGACGTGATCGAGCGCGGCATCGACCAGGGCGCGCTTGCCACCGGCGCGCTGGCTTTCCGCCTCGGGATCGAACGCGTCGGCCTCGGCCTGAAACGCAAGTCCCAGCGCCTTGTGCAGCTTGGCGCGCACCTGGTCGGGCATGTCGTAATCGGCAGTGAGAGCGAGGGTCCGCTCGAGCACTTCGCGCGGCACGCCACTGGCGACGCGCAGGGCGCTGTCGGCGACTTCCTCGGCCAGAACGACGGCGGGGCTGCGCTTGTAGCGTTCGGGCAGGCCGAGATTGGCGGTGAGGATATGCGCGCCCAGCTGGAGCGCCAGCGGCCAATCGCCCACGTCGATCGCCCAGACCAGCATCGTGCCGACGATATCGTCCTGCACAGGCGGATCGGAGCGCATCGACCCTTCGACCCAGGCGCGATAGCGGCCGATCATGCCGGCCTTGGCGGCGATCTTGCGCTCGACCGACTGGATCTGGCGCAGGCTTTGTAGATCCTGGCCGAGCGCGGCCAGCAGCAGCGCATATTCGCTCGCCACCGCTCCGGTGGTGGGCATGGGCGCCGGTGCATCGGCGGCGCGCGGCGCAACGCTGGCGGCGCCGGCCTGGGCCGCGCGGTGCAATTCACGGTGACGGCGAGCGAGAGACATGGGCGGTTCTCCTGGGTTATAAAACCTGCCCAGCGCGGCCCCATAAATTCGGAGGGATGCCGACGCTGGGCAGGGAAGGGGCACCGTTTGCCGCCCCTTTTGTGGGGGTGGCCCCTGCCGGAAAGGACAAAAACGGCAGGGGCCGGGGCAGCGGGCTTTGCCGCCGCCCCGCAACATCAGGCCGGCTTGGGCGCCAGCACGATATTTTCGACGAAGGCGCTTTTGCCGTAGTCCTCGACCACGTAGGCCACGTTGGCGCTCTCGTAGTTCGCCATGCGGTTGTATTCGCTCTCGTCCTTGAGCTGGCGGCGGCGGGTGTCCTCCTGCTCGTAGATCGACAGGTTATCGAGGCTGGTGATCAGCAGGGCGCGGGCTGGGAAGAACGGCACGCGCACGGCGGGCAGGCCGCCAATCTGCTTGTCCGAGCGCAGGATGCGGTCACGCGCTTCCTGCTCGGTGGCCTTGTCGCCCGCGTTGTTGATCATCGGGAAGTACTTGTCGTGCACCAAGTCCCTCCCCACGATCACCACCAGGTCGGTGCTGTCGCGCTGCCATTCGTCCAGCAGTTCGATGGCATCGATCACGAGCGCGTCGAGATTGACGTAATCAGCGCGCGCCGTGGCGGTATTGCCGGCGTCCGGGCTGAACAGTTCCACGCCCGACCCGACGTAGATCGCCTTGGTCGCGTCGGCCGTCAGCGCGCCATCATTCAGCCAGCGCGCCGGCGCGACGGTGCGGATCTTGTGCAGCCAGCCCTTGTTGACGTCCTGCAGCAGAGGGTTGGCGGCGCGATCGGTCTGCGCGGCCACGCTGGTGCCGTTCCAGCCGATCATGATGGTATCGCGGCCCTGCTGCTTGAGGATCGCGTCGCGCAGGATGGTCTCGAACTCGGGCTTGTGGCGCCAGGCGTCGAGCTTGGCATAAGGAATTGCCCAGTCGAAGTCGGTCTTCTCGCAGCGATAGCCATCGATCTCGGCGCTGTCGGTGGGATCGCTGGGCTGGCGGCGGTTGTTGTTCGCGGTGTTGGTGCGCCCGGCAATCGTGCGGGTAACGCCGATGCCGACCTTTTCGCCTTCCTGCGCCGGCACGAGCTCCATGTTGATCGAGGAGAGAAACTCGCTCGACTGCTGGATCCGCTCGACCAGGGTCTGCTGCACCACCGGGGCGACGGTGAACTGCACGGTGGCATCGGGCACGCCGTTGATCAGCGCGATCTGGCTGACATAGCTGTTGAAGAGGATGCGGGTTTCGTTGCGCATGGATCGTTCCTTGAAAAGAGAGGGCCGGCCTGCCGATCAGCAGTCGGTGCGCACGCGGTTGTCGCCGCCGGTGGCGGGCTGGCGCTGCGCAAAGGCGGTGGCAGGCGTGCGCTCGAGCGTGGCCGCGATCTCAGCCACCTGGCCTTCGAGAGCCGCCGCGCGCTGGCTGCTGGCCTGGGCGAAGGCTTGGAAGCTGGTGGCCAGTTCGGTGACGGCCTGGCTCATGGCCTGGGTCAGCGCGGTAAAGGCCGTGGCATCGGCTCCGGGCTGGACAGCCGGTGCAGCCGGCGCGGGAGGCGGTTCCACCTGGCGTGCGGTGAGCCCGTCGAAGAAGGCGGCGATCTTGCCGATCAGGCCAGTGGCGGGATCGTCGGTTTCGTCGGCCAGTTCGAGCTGGAATTCCTCAGCCACGCTGAACAGGTTGGCCGGATCGAGCTTGCGGGCGCGCAGCGGCGACTTGTCGCCCTGGGCAGCCGCAAACTGCAGCATTTCCGTGCCCAGGCTGGCCGGGCTGTCGGTGACGGCCAGGCCGACGAGATAGGCCTTGTTGGTGCCGGCGAAATTCGGGCTGATCTCGATCGAGCTATAGAGCTTCTGGCCCGCCTTGTTCATGGCGACCAGCGGATCGAGCGCGTCAATTTCGGCAAACAGCGCCAGGCGCTTTTCGTTCTTGCCGCCCACTGTCAACTGAACCTGCTCGGTGCGCAGTGACAGGACGTCTCCCAGCGCCTGGAACGGCGGATCAGCGGTCACGCCCCGGATATGCTCCAGGTTGACCCGCGCGGCATAGGTGCTGCGGTCGTAGGTCTCGGCGGCGTCGATCAGCCACTGGCGTTCGATGGCGCGGCCATCGGTGGTGGCGCCTTCGACGGCGACGCGGAAAAAGCGGGACTTGGGCATTCAGGGCTCCGGTCCAGGAGTTACGGCGGGACAACCGCACCAGGCCCCGGATCGCGCCGCATCTCAACGCGGGCGCGTTGTGAAACCGGGCCTTACAATCGGCCCCCGCCGACAGCCCTGCCCAAGGGCCATAGCGTGGCCGGCGATGGCACCCGTTCCCAAAACTGCCCCCGTCGAAAACCCGGTGATTGCTGCGCATGTTGCGCAGCGGATCGAGGCGCGCTTGCTCTATTGGCGGGGCTGGTCGATTGCGCAGATCGCCGAGGAAACCGGCCTTGCCGTTTCCACGCTATCGAGCTGGAAACAGCGCCAACGCTGGGACGCGGCCAGCCCGCGCGCGCGGGCCGAGGAATGTCTGTGGGTCCGCTATCAAACCCTGCTGGCGAAAGAGCAAAAGACCGGCAGCGACTTCAAGGAAATCGACCTGCTCGGTCGCCAGTTCGTGACCTTCGCGCGCATCGGCAAATTTGAAGGCGAGGGCGGCAACGAGGCGGATCTCAACCCCGACCGGGCCAAGGGCGCCAAGGCCACTAACGCCAAGAAGGAGAAGGCGAAGAACCTGATCACGCCCGAGATGGCGGCCGCCCTGCGCGCCGACATGCTGGCGGGTCTGTTCGGCCACCAGGAAACCTGGCTCTCCACCACGCATCTGCGCACGCGCATGATCGTCAAGAGCCGGCAGATCGGAGCCACCTGGTACTTCGCGCGCGAACGCCTGCTGGTGGCGCTCGAGACCGGCAAGAACCAGATTTTCCTCTCCGCCTCGCGCGCCCAGGCCAACATCTTCCGCGCCTATATCGTGCAATGGGTGCAGAAGGTTTGCGGGGTGACGCTGAAAGGCGATCCCATCGCCATCCAGCGCGGCGAGGACGAGACCGGCGCGCCGCTCGATCCGGTCGAGCTCTATTTCCTGGGCACCAATTACCGCACCGCGCAGGGCTATCACGGCGACGTGATCATCGACGAGTGCTTCTGGATCTACGGATTCGAAGAGCTGTTCAAAGTCGCCGCCGCCATGGCGACGCACAAGATCTACACGCGCACGCTGTTCTCCACGCCGAGCACCCTGGCGCACGAAGCCTATCCGATGTGGAGCGGCGACCGCTTCAATCGCCGCCGCGCCAAGGCCGACAAGGTGCGCATCGCCATCGATCATGCCGACCTGAAGGACGGCGCGATCGGCGCCGACGGCATCTGGCGCCAGATCGTCACCGTGTTCGATGCCCTGGCCAAAGGCTTCGACCTGGTCGACGTGGACGAGCTCCAGCGCGAGTATGCGGTGGACGAGTTCGACAACCTGTTCCGCTGCCTGTTCCTCGACGACAGCCAGTCGATGTTCCCCTTCGAAATCATGCGCCGCTGCATGGTCGATAGCTGGGAAGTGTGGCGCGACTTCCAGCCCTACGCCGCGCGGCCTTATGAGGGCGAAGTCTGGCTGGGCTATGACCCCAACGCCAGCGAGAACGGCACGGGCGACGATGCCGCGCTGGTCGCCTTGGCCGCGCCGATCACGCCGGGCGCCAAGTTCCGTATCCTCGAAAAGAAGCGGCTCAAGGGCCTGCAGTTCGACGAGCAGGCCGCCGCGATTCGCGAGATGGCCGGGCGCTATCGCGTCACCCGCATCGCCATCGACACCACGGGCGTGGGCAAGGCGGTGGAGCAACTGGTGCGCAAGTGGTTCCCACTGGTGACGCCGATCACCTATTCGCCGCTGACCAAAAGCCAGATGGTGCTCAAAGCCAAGAATGTGATCACCACCGGGCGCCTTCAATTCGACGCGGGCTGGCTCGACATGATGAGCGCGTTCATGGCCATCCGTCCCGAGATCACCAAACACGGCATCACCTATGTCGCCGGCCGGGCCGGGGGCGTGGGCCATGCCGACCTGGCCTGGGCGACGATGCACGCCCTCCACTTCGAGCCGCTCGACGCCAGCGAGGCAGTCGGCGGCACATCCACCATGGAGATTTTCGATGTCTGACGAACCGGCTGCAGCTGTGGCCGCCCCGGCGGGCTCCGTCGCCTTTGCCTTTGGCGATGCGACGCCCGTGCTCGATCGGCGCGAGATTTTCGATCTGGTGGAAGTCAGTAACAATGGCCGCTGGTACGAGCCGCCGATTTCCCAGGCGGGCCTTGGCCGCTGCTACCGCATGGCGGCGCACCACCAGTCGGCCATCCTGCTCAAGCGCAACCTGCTGGTCTCCAGCTTCGTGCCGAGCCGCTGGCTGTCCAAAAGCGACTTTTCGCGCTGGGCGCTGGACTGGCTGATCTTCGGCAATGGCTATCTCGAAAGCGTGCCTAACGTGGCCGGGCGACCGGCCCTGCTGCGCCCGTCGCCCGCCGCCTATACGCGCGTGGGGCTCAAGCCGGGCCAGTTCTTCTATGTTCCGGGCATGTGGCTCAAAGACGCCACCGAGTTTCCGACCGGCGCGGTGCACCAGCTGATGGAGCCCGACCCGCTCCAGGAAATCTACGGCATGCCGGAATATCTGTCTTCGCTGCAGGCCGGGCTGCTCAACGAGGCGGCGACGCTGTTCCGCCGCAAATACTACATCAACGGCAGCCACGCGGGCTATATCCTCTATGTCAGCGAGGAAGGCTTTTCCGAAGGTGACAGCCAGAAGCTGCGCGAGGCGATGCGCCAGAGCAAGGGGCCGGGCAATTTCCGCAACTTCTTCCTGCACATCGCCAAGGGCAAGCCCGAGGGCGTGAAAGTGATCCCCATTGGTGAAGTCGGCGCCAAGGACGCCTTCACCGACATCAAGGACATGACCGCGCAGGATATGCTGGCCGCGCACCGCGTTCCACCGCAACTGCTCGGCATCGTGCCCAAGAACAGCGGCGGCTTCGGCAACGTGGTCGATGCCGCCCGCACTTTCTACCAACTCGAGATCGTGCCGATCCAGCAGCGTATGCTGGAGGTGAACGACTGGCTGGGCGCCCCGGCGCTGGCCTTCCAGCCCCCCGACGTGGCCCAGATCGCCGCGCCCGGCTGATGCGAAATGCCCGCCCCGGCCAAGCCGGTCGGAAGGCGGGGGAAGGGGCGCGCCAACGCCCCATATCCGACGACTGTTCCTCGTCATGTCCCGAACGGGCCCTGCCCGGTCCATCCCGCCTGCCGAATCGGCGTGATGGAACATATAAGGAACAAGATTGATGCTGTCGACTCAAGCCGCCGCCATGGGCACGCACGAGCACATCACCCCGATCCGCCCGCCCGCACCCTACATCGGCGGCAAGAAGATGCTGGCCAAGCGCCTGGTCGAACGGATCAACGCCACCCCGCACACCATCTATGCCGAACCGTTCGTCGGCATGGGCGGCGTATTCTTCCGCCGCGACCAGCGCCCCAAGTGCGAAGTGATCAACGACTGGAGCGAGGATGTCGCCACCTTCTTCCGCGTGATCCAGCGGCATTATGTGGCCTTCATGGACATGCTGCGCTGGCAAATCACCAGCCGCGCCGGCTTCGAACGCCTGCGCCGGCAAGACCCCACCACGCTCACCGACCTGGAACGCGCGGCGCGGTTCCTCTATCTCCAGCGCTTGGCGTTTGGCGGCACGGTGGTCGGGCGCAATTTCGGGGTCGATCTTGGTGCGAGTGCCCGCTTCGACGTCGCCAAAGTAGGCCCCCTGATCGAAGCCGCCCACGAACGCCTCTCGGGCGTGGTCATCGAACGCCTGCCCTGGTCCGACTTCCTCACCCGCTACGACCGCCCAGGCACGTTGTTCTACCTCGATCCACCTTACTATGGGGCTGAGGGATTCTATGGCCGCGACCTGTTCGACCGCGACCAGTTCACCGCCATGGCCGACCAATTGCGCGGCCTCAAAGGGCGATTCATCCTCTCGCTGAATGACCACCCCCACGTGCGCCGCATCTTCGCCGGATTCGCGATTCAAGCCGTGCCTGTGCGCTATACTGTGGGCGGCATGGCGCAAAGCAAGGTGGTAGGGGAGGTAATTGTCAGCGGATAAGCTCCTGCTGCCATTGACCAGCGTAACCACTGGACAGTGGCAGTGCCTGACCCAAGCATAGATCGAAGCTGAAACGTATTGCCTTTAGGCATTGGCTCAGCGAAAGTGCCTGCACCATACGAAAGAGTGGGGAGCGGGGATGAATGATTTTTTAGGCGCCTGTGGGCACTCTCATACCTCGATATCGGAACCCAGCCGTTCCGGAATCGTTCATTGACCCTGACCAATGTTGATCCGATAAGGCTTGCGCGACGCCGTATGCCGCACTAAGGGGCCGCGACCGCTGACCAGGGCGCCCATCATCGAAATGGAAGTGCTGTCATGAATGAGCTGATAGGAACTGTGGGGGCCATCGTTTTTGGCTTCGTGGCGCTTATCCTCCTTACGGTCTTTGTGAGCGTCATTAAAACTGGATCCTCGGAAATTTCACAGCTTCGCCGCAAGGATTACGGTCTAAAGCCATGGATTTCGGGTTCCATGCGTCGGCCGGCACGCGGGGCAACCATGCGCGAGTTGGAAGGTATTGAATTGAAATCGTCGGGTGGGCAACTTAAACATGCCCGTCGGACCAGAGCTCCGTCTCCGGAACTGCTCTAAACTTGAATTCTCTGCGCGTAGGGGGCGCGCCCGGTTGGACGACTCAACAGACGATGGACTGCCGTTCCGCTTCCCGTCGAATGGCGAACCACCTTGGGCGGGCGCGGAGCACAGCTACGCGAGTTGGATTCCCAATGTTTCCGGTCATCTCTCCTTTGGGATGATCGACGGTAGAGGTAAGTGCCACACCGTTAATCAGCATTGCGACGTGGAGGGGGCCCGCGTTATCGCGGCCCATGAGCGCCGTTCTGCGCAAGATTTTCCACTGCCAGGCGGTCTCATCGGCCTTTTACGTAGGTCCGTGACGCAGGACTTCCTCTTTGTCGGCAATACCCACGCCTGCCACACGCCCTATATATTGAACGAGGCTTCATCGAACCCGACAAGCCCGATGCGCTATGAGCGAAATGGGGTATTGGTGGGCAAAGTTCTCGTTTTACCTCCGGATGATGAGCCGGGCACAGACGCGATTCGTCAGCGTCTTATCGACGGCATCCATCGTGAGATGGATGAGCGTCTTGACAGTTATCTCCTCAATCCGCCTGGCGAGCTCCACGGTCTGCCGTCTGCAATTCTCACTTTAATCGACAACGCGAAGGATCATGTTACCTGCTTTGCCTTGAATTTCGCGATATTCCGTACTGGCGAAGTACGAATTTGGTTTAATATGGCCGAACTACTCGGCCGGGACGTGGTCGACTACCCTCCTACCGCCCTTGAGTTGATAGTGGCGGATGCCTTGCCTTCGCAAGCCTATTACTTTCTGAAGGATGTATTCCACTTTCATTATCATCACGATCCACGGACCGATCAACTACTTGATATAACAAGGCTCGAGCCTGGCAGATGCGCAGCTGAGCAAGACCTGTCATGGCGCATCAACATTCTGCGCGGTTTGGCAAAGGTCGTAGTTGAATACCGCCAGTCCAACCGGCCGGACAGTAACAAGAAGGCGTTGGGCGTTCTCGCCTACGCCGACGCTTTCCAGTCGCTGCTGGCTCGGGTTGTCCGCAAAAAGGACGTCAAAGACGGTTTTGAGCCGACTAACAAAATCATCCTCTACGATTTCGACCACACCAAAACTTCGCTGGAAGCGCTGGATGCCTTAGCTGATTCGGCCCGCGGGGCTGCGCTGCAGCTATTTGGCATTTTCGTCGGTGTTATCCTCTCTGCGCTCGCGCTCTGGTCGGGCGCGGTCCAAATTCAGCCTATCCTGTGCGGCGACAAGCGCGTTAGCGCAGCGATCTGTCCGCCTATTAAACCAGGCTTCACGACAGACATCGTAAACCAGGTAGTCTCCAACCCACTTGGCTTCGTGGTGGTGCTCACGATCCTGGGCGGTCTTGCCTACATCTTTTTGTTCAAGGGGGTAACGAACATCCCACTGGCAAAGCCGTTGTTGAGGTTCGTGAGAGCACTTTCGGCGGCGGTCGGCGCCGAAATGGCCAAACGCAGCAAGCGGGATCAGGTCGGGTACGTTTTTCAGCTAGTATTCCTGCTTTTCCTGACATTCCTCGCCGCTGCGATCGCCTATATATTTACGCCAAAAAATGAAGTCGCACCGGTACAGGCCCGACCTCCAGCGCCAACGAACCGGGACTCGTTGGATGCTTTTGTGGGTAGGAAACCAAGCGATAGCGGGCTGTTCAATTCAAGTGTAATTGCCAGCAAAATCCGTGACGTACTCGGCGGTGACTACGAACTCTTCTTGAGAAATATGAGCCAAACGTCGGTTTTGACGCAAGAGAACTCGTTTCTTTGGGTTACCGGTAGCCGTGCGGGCGACCGGGATGAGACTGCCTATCTGGTCCTAGACCGAAAGACGCAGCAACTCGAGATAGGTATCCGTTCAAGCGGCAGGAACGAGGTTTATCGGAGTATCGGCGCCCCGCTGCTTAAGCCTGCTGACATCCAGCGGTTCACTGGTAGCTTTGCCAGTGACATCGGTCCCTTTCCAGTGGAAACCTCAGTCTGCAAGATGAGCTCAGGCGGAACTTCGGGGGGGACCATCCAACTTTCGGGAACCATGGGCGGCGTCGAGACCTGCAGTTATCGTATGGTTCTTCGTAAAGGCCAAGTGCTGGCTTTTAATCCTTCGAGTGCGCGAGGTATCGTCGTGCTGTTTGGTTCGGCTGCACCGGACCGCGAACTTGCTGGTGACGAATTGATCGAAGCCGACGGCACGTATCAAATGAAGGTGGGATGGAAGCGCGTCGGTGCAAAATCCGATTTTACCCGCCCACGGCGAGATTTCTATTTTCGGTTGAACGTGCGCTGAGTGTCCAAAACACATCCTCGTTAGACAGTGCTCGCTACCCGGAGCGGATATCGACGATCAGTTCGAGATCCAGTGCGGCAAATAAGGCGTAGCTCAAGAAAAGCTTGGTGCCGTCATGCCCGCTCTCGATCCGGGCGATCATTTTTTGGCGCAGCTCACACAGCTTACCCAAGTCCGTTTGGGTTCAGCCAGTCTGCCAGCGGGCGCGATGGATGATGTTGCCCACTGCAGGGCTAAACGTGCCAAATGGACCATTAGCGATCTCCTGTGACATATTATGCCGGAAATGGCATAAGCCGACCATATGCGATTTTCCGCATAAGTTGCTTTGCATGGCGATCGGCGCGTGGCGACGGGGCTTATCGAGCGGGGCTGTTCGACAGTCAATGGAACCGGCGGACGAGGGCTGCGGCTGGATATCGGGCTTGCACGGCCAGCCAATCCTCTCCAGACCCCGTGCGCCGCACTTGCCCCCACGCCCCGCCTCCACGCTTCGGGGATGGTTTCTACGCAGTCGGCCGAGATCGCACGCAACATGGGAAGGGCTGGAAACCGGTTATTTTCTGGCCTATCGGCCGGTCACATTACAATGTGCACGCAAACGCATCTCGACGCACCTGGCGCGCCCTCTCGGAAAGCGCTTCGTCGGCGATCTGGCACAGCTTTTGCTCCTGGCGCCCCTGCCGAGCCCCGGAGCGGCGCAAGCCGCTCCGTCCGACGGTGCCGCAAAGCACGCCGGAGCGTTCGTTCTGTGTCGTTTGGGCCTGTCCGCGCCATCAAACTGCGTATCGCGAAGCGATTCCTTTTCCCCTTAGATACCTGAGGCGGGGTACTCCCTAGCCACTGAACTCGCACTTGGGGCACAGGAAGGCTGGCTGTCGAAATGCGCCCCCAGGGCGTCTAGGACGCGGGCGAGCTTGGGATCGTCGGGGTGAAGGGCGCTACCCAGGCCCGAGAGTGGCTTGACCAGCAGCGCCTGGCGCTCGGCCGCCTCAGCCTTTTTTCGCGCCTGGATCGCCTCTGCGCGCTTACGGCCGCCGACCAGTTGCGCGAATCGCTGCTGCACAGTTGCTGCCAGCTTGGTGGCGAAAGCATAGGCGTTCGTGATTTGTTCTCTTTGTGGCCCCTCGCAAGCCGAGCGGCCGGTCCGCCGCGTGCGCCGAACCTTGTCGATGAAGCCATGCGCCTTGAGCGCCTCGATCGCACGCACCACCGTGGCGCGGGCCAAGCGGGCCTTGGCGCAGATCGTGTCGATCGCGGGATCGCAGCGGCCAGTGGCAAAATCTACGTAGCCCAGCAGCACCTCAAGCACCCATAGGCCATTGCTGCCTAGTGGCCCTTCGCGCTCGCCCTTCTTCTTATGCAGCGAGTTGTATTCGCGCGCCACTTGGAGGAGCTTGTCACGCCAGCGCAAAGCTTCAGCCGTGCGTCCGCCACACACCGGGCGGAAGATCTGCGCACGCGGATCGTGCTCGTCGTAGCTGTGCTTACGCGGGGTGCGTTCGAACCGCTTGCCCTCTTGGATAGCCTTGACGCGCCAGCTAATAAGTTCGCCTATAGCTGCGGTCGTCATGCCCCTTGGCACCCTTGAAAAAAGGTTCGCCAAACGGCTTCAAAACGCCCGGAAACCCTGGAGCGCGCTTTTTGCGTACGCCACGGTGAAGTGGCTGACTTAATGCGGGAAAAGGCGTCTAGCCCTGCCACCACCAGTATTCCAGCCCGCTCGCCAGGGCTGCCCCCCACAAAGAATCCCGAGCTTTCACGGCCGGCCCGGTCGTTGTGGCAGCGTCACCTGCGGGTTTGGCGTGGCGCTGGGCACCAGGCCATAGTCGTAGGTCTCGCTGGCCTTCCAGGTATGGCCGCAAACCACATTGGTGCACTGGTAATAGATCTCGCGGTGGGTGTCGGTAACCGGCCGGCTCGACCGCCGTTGACCCGGTTGGTGGCAATGGGGGCAATGCAGGCGCCCGGTGCGCGGCTGCCCCGTGGTGGGGGATGGCATGGTGGATCTCCGTCTGTATCGATAAATCTATAATGCACCAATCTATCGTCTAGGCAATAGATAAATGAATTGCCGATTTATAGTTTAATCTATAAACCGCTATCCATGACACTGGGTGATCGCATTGCCGCGCGAATCAGCGCGTTGGGCCTGTCGCAGGCGGAACTGGCGCGCCGCGTCGGCATTTCACAGCCGAGCGTGAACCACCTCATCCGCAAGGGGGCGCAAGGGTCGCGCCATATCCACGCCATAGCCCGCGCTCTCGAAACGAGCGTGGAATATCTCACCGGTGAAACCGATGACCCCGCCAACGATGGTCGCCGTGCGCCATCGGTTTCGGTAGTTGCCGGAGCCATGGGCCTGGTTGCCGTGCGCGAGGTCGATCTGGCGATCGGCCTGGGCGCCGCCTATATCGACCAGCCTATCGCCGATGTGCAGCGCATGTTTCCGCGCGAATGGCTCGATCTCTATACCCGTGCCCCGGCGGAAAGTCTGATCATTGCGCGCGGTTCCGGGGACAGCATGATCCCCACTATTCTCGATAACGATCTGCTGCTGATCGATACCAGCCAGGCCGTGCCGCGCCTGGCCGATCAGGTCTGGGCGGTCAGCTATTGCGGGCTGGGCTGCGTCAAGCGTCTGCGGCCCAGCAAGGATGGCGGCTGGCTGCTGATGGCCGATAATCCTGCCATTTCCCCGATCACTGCATATGACGGGGAATTGCACGTGCTGGGCCGCGTCGTGGCCTATTTCCGCAAGATGTAG